TAACGCTTACGCGTCAGTTGAGATGAGCGATGGAGCAGACTTGTCCGTCTATTGAGTAGGTAGTTGATAGACTGACAGGTTTGCTCCGCCTTTTCTCAACTCATTCTAAATCAAGGCTCTCTTTCATACACTCAATAAGGTAATCAAAACTGTTTTGGATAGTATCAGTATAGCTACCGAAATCACAAGCCCCAATCACATCTATAATCATCCTTAAAACTCCATACACCTTGCACAGAGAGTTCTTGTATGCTTTAGCCTTGTCCTCTGCTCGTTTCACTTGTCTATCCTTTTCTTCAATTACCCCTTTCATAGAGTCGGCTAATTCAAGGTATTTTTGTTCTGTCATATTTTTTTCACACTCACATTCGAGTTCCTCAGGGTTAAGGGCAACGAGTTGCTCTAAACTAACTAATTCAATAGGCATTATACTAAACTAATATAAAATCTTTTTCTTAAATATACTTAAATAAAAATCTTACTTAATTATATAGAAATGAGTGAGAGCTTAACTAATTTTCTTAACTGGTATCGACAGACCAATCCGAACAAGTCTCAGGCTACCTATGACGCTATGAAGTATAACTTAAGTAGGATATGCAAACTCAACGATTGCGAGTTCGCTGACTTAAATGTAGAAACGCACCTAACTAATCCAACAGAGATAATAAAAGTGATTCGAGAGAAATACTCTTTAAATACCTCAATTCAAACTATTTTAGGAATAAAGTTTTTTTTACTATTTAAAGGAAATAATTATTCTTTAATAAAAAATTACGAAAGTCTGCTAAAAAAACTGACTGAAGAGAACCAAAAGATTATAGAGAAGAATGAGCTAACAGAGAAGGAGAGAATCAATTGGATAGACTATCCCAATCTTCGTGAGAGACTGGCTCAGGTGTGGGATTACGGTGTGTCGCCCAACGCATCCGAGATGGACTTTCATATCGTTCGAAACATCACGATGGTTGCTATGTATGTATTCTTACCTCCCGCACGGATAGGGAACTATTCGAAGATGGTTCTGAGGTATGTGAAGAAACACCCAATCAAGGTAGATACTCAGACTAACTCATATCCAAAAAAACATAATTATTTATTTCTCACAGAAGCCGGAGCACTCTGTTTAGTCTTTAATCAGTATAAGACAAGTAAGTATGTAGGACAGAAGTGTTTGACTATCACTCCGGATATGGGTTTAAGCCCGTTCGGGGATATGAGATTCATTTACAAGATACTATTTACCTACATCAGGCGACGCGAGAGGTTCTTCGGAAATAAAAAAACTCAATACAAAAAAATAAATCCATTATTTTTTAATATCCAGACTAAAAAAGAAATCGATGGTTCGCACTTCACAGACATACTTAAAGAAACTACTTCCAAGTATGTGGGAAAGACTCTGTCAGTTAATCTATTCAGACACATCTTCATTACTGACTTTCTAAAAAAAGAAACTGATATACACTATAAAAGAATGGTCGCAGAGTTTATGGGTCAGACTTACACACCAACTATGCTGGAAAAATATAATAGAGTTAATATAAAAGAAAATCAATTGATTAATGGTGGGGAGGAGGTTAGCGCAACAAGTAGCGGTGCAGTCTTACATTTTGACTGATATATTTTTTTATTACATTTTTTTTTTTTTGATTTCCCCCAAGTTGTCAGCACTTTCGCTACTTTGGGGTTAGCCATAGGCTTGGATTACTGGGGAAAATGATTTTTACCTACCTCGCTTCAGTCAAAGTCAGCATATTTTTTTAGGTATGGCAAAATCGACCTCAGGTATTATAGGAGAATAGCTCACCCTTGCGACCAACCACCTGAGAACGCAGACCATACTTGCCTATAACTCACTTGATTGCGAATCGCTTTCCCTTTCCCTCACACTCACACTCACTTTACACTATGACGGCAGAATTGACCGGAGTTCAGATTCACTACCTTCCGCCTCCACCGGAGTGGATGCTGAAGGAGACATACGAACTCAACAACAAGCTGTTCAATCTCTGCGCTGGAATACCCGAGTTCAGAAAGATAGTCTTGCCGGTCTTCTACCGGAATCAAGAGAATCCGACTGCAACTCTAATAAGAGACTTGCGAAACAGCTACACTTACCACGAATATGTGCCGAAGAAAGGTGTAGTAATGGATGGAAAAGCATACCCGAAATGGATATTCACTGATAGACACAATCCCGGCAACAAGATGAGCTGGAACGGTCTGATGCGATTTCGAGCGGACAGATACGACCTTCTAAACGATAACTGGGACACTTACCAAGTCCTTAGAAGGCTGAGACAAGGTTGGTTCTGTGTCGAAGAAAGCAGGTTCGGACGAGGTAAGAATATGACTCACGGATACAAGGGCGATTACAAGGAAACACCACTCACATACACTGACCCTAATACGGACAAGGTAATCCGGATTCCTAACACGATGGAGAGGCAGGAAACTGCCTTCAAGAAGTCTGAGCGCAAATACCTACAAAAGAGACTCGAATACGGTATCGAGTCCGGTATGTGTGTGGCTGGGACTGGAAAGGTCTATCAGAATAAGATGAAGGAGTGGGCTAAACTACTCTCGCACATAAGAGATGTTCAGCGCCCCGATTCGAGACAACAGTTATTCTGTTCAATCGAGACACTCGCCGAACACTTCATCAAAAAGAAATACAAGTCGGATGAGGCTTTTATGAGTATCCTTCGAGCAGAAGGCAACCTCAACTGCCGAACAGAAGGAGACGGACACAACAGCCCGAATATGTTGCCCCGCTTAGCTTACTACCAGTCTTACGCCGACACCCGCTACGGTCAGGATAAGCACAACAGGGGCGATTGGAACGCCCAACCACTTGCTTACTTTCATCACGGAATAGTTTAGAGCGGACTTGTCCGTTTATAGATTACCTACTCAATAGACAAGCAACTTTGCTCTTCTCTTGAATATCATTTTCATAAAAATAAATAAAAAAATAAAAAAAAACCATTTTGAGCCAACCTCCGGAGGCTGTTGAGCTCAAGACTTGACCCTCAATCCGCGCTTACCTCTCTCGAGTTCTATTCCATATCTCTCATTAATTCTGTCTATCAGTCTCATAATCTTAGCTTTCTCTTCATTAGAAAAAGGTGCATTATCACCTCCGAAGCCTTTGGCTCTCTTATTCTTAATCTTGAGTATAGCTGAATCCATCTTATCCAAGATTGTGTAGTCAGCGTCTCCCTTCTTTAGTTTATCTATAGAGGGGACGCCTGTGCTTTTATTACTGAATACCTTTTCGAGTAGGTTGTCAAGTCTCTTGAAGTAGATAGGGGAGAACTTCCCAACATTCCGTCTGTCTTTGACGAACTGTTCTTGTTTAGATAGTTTCTTTGGGGTATTTACTTTTGAGTCTGCCTCTGCCTTTTTCTTTTCTTTATCACGCTTGTCCTCAGCCTGTTCCTCTCGTATCTCACGCACGAAGTCAGGTGTTCTCGCGCGAGGTCGTTTCTCTTTCTGTGCGGTAGTCTCAGGTTCTTTGAACGAAACCTTTTTCTTTTCCTTTTTTTCTTTAGCTTTAATATCTGCGAGTTTCTGAAGAGCTTTCCGAAACGGGGTCTGCTCTGATATCTTCTGACCTCTTGCCCTAATCTCGGCAAGAACTGGTGCTTTCTTTTTTTTCATCGCTTCTTCCCTTGCCTTCTTACCTTTTTCTTTTCTTGCTTCATCTCGCTTCACGGTTGCCGGCAGTCTTGCCTTTTGGTAGTCTGCCTCTTCCTTCAAGGCTTTGGCTTTACCCTTCAGCTTCGGGGCTTCTTTCTTCTCGGCGGGCTTACCTTCAGAGGCTGTTGGTTTCTTACTTGGTTGAGGCTTAGCCGCGCGACCTCTCACAGGTTTATCCGCCATCTTAATGTGCGAAAACCTACTCTTGTTCTTCATCATAAGTTCTACTATCTGAGGTTTCTTCATAGTTGAATAACCTTTGATATTAGTTTTAGCTATTTCTTTTTTTAGAACTGCTACTGGGTGTGAATTGAATATCTCTCGCATATACACTAATATTTTATTTTTTTTTTATCGATTTACCTTTTTGAGTTAAACACCAACGAGACTTGCTTGAGACTGTGCAACTGCCTTCTGCTCAGGTGGGGGTAATAGGGACGATGGAGTTTTATTCGGTAGAGTTATTTTTAGAACTACTGAAGAGTTGGGGTCTAAGGTGGGAATAGTCATATCAGGGTTATACACTGCTATTGTTATTTTATTAACTACCTTATCTTGAGATAAGACTTGGACGATATCACTTTGACTGGCTATGAAGTCCTCATTGGATAGAGATGACTTAGGTATGACTGAGAGTAAGGGTAGAATATCCCCTCTCTTCACATTATCCTTGTAGTTATCCAAGACATCACTGGTTAAGAGATAGTAAGCAAAAGAAGAGAGTGTTGGTAATCTGCTGGCAACGATTCCGCCCACATCCGAGATGACTACAGGAATAGCTAATGCACCAGTGTATCGATTCCCCCCATAACTACCGGAGGCTGCCGGAAGAGTTCCGTTGTTAATCCAGTCGAGTGTGTGAGCCATTGGAGTGTTCTGAAACATCTGAAAGCCACCAACCTGAATAGCAGTTCCCCCTGATGGGGTGTAGGTCGCATTCAGTGGATTAGTCAGTGTTGAAATACTCTTAATCACACTATTATCTACATCCACATCGGTCGTGAATCCGTAGTTAATTATGTTGCCGGTAGTCGCTTCGTAATTCTTACTCACACCGTAGTTGTTTTGGTCGTTGAGCTGTTCGTAGTCAAAGCCAAGTCTGTGCCAAAGAGTCTTCTCCCAAGATTTTTTAGCTTCTTTTTTAGTTTCGAAAAAGTCCTGAAATCTGCCGACATCTGTGGTCTTAACTCTATTAGTGTCGCCACTACTCTCGGCGGTAGTTCTCGCCCAGTTGATAATCATAATACCCATATCTCTCGTCTCAGGTCTGTTCAAGACTGCTCTTCGTCTTCTGAAGTTAGACCATCCCGTCGTTGAGGTCGAGCCGATAGAAGCTCCGTAATTATCCTCTCCAAACACACCGTAAGTAGCCTTCTTGTAATAGACTACATCCTGACCTGCCGTTGAGTTTGCGTTGGCGAACCGGTCGTGAGAAGGGTTCTTGAATACATTATGAAGTCCGTTAATCGAGAACCCGTTTTTCTCAGTATCATACTTAAAAGAAAAATTAGTAGTTCCAACTAAACTCTCTTTCTTATTCACACCTATACCTAAGACTCCGTGCAAGTCGTATCCAAAAGCCTCGTCCGAATCGACCGTGTTTCCTCTCGAACCCCCGCCCACATCCAACTCATACCTTAGCATAAAGAAAGGTTTGATATACCTATTTGGGTGGTTGTCAGGGTCTCTGCTTCCGTCGTCAGCGACTATACCCTGCGCCCACTTAACTGCGAAGAGGTCTAACTCATCTGAGGTTGAAGGGGTTGAAGCAGTATCTCTGAGGAACTCTACCATAGTTCGGTAGTCTCTCATATTCATAAATACTTGCTGTTCGGTCGCATTCCCAAAGTCATCCACGAGACCAACAGTATCTATATCACTTCGGAAGCTTCTATCTACTAATTTAGTCTTAGTCATAAAAGGTCTGTTGTAGGGCTGACCGTCAAAGTAGTCGTCGTCTGCTGCGAGGTCTTCTTCTCGTCTCAGCATCGTATCGTTCTTAAAAGTATTCGTTGCCGCGTCATACACCTTAACTCCATTGAATTGGTCTTCGATGAGCTGTCCGAGTTCCCCAATTCCATACACACCTTTAGGAACTCTAATATCTATTTTTTTTATTACTGGTTCGAAGATTTGACCTCCTGTAGCAGAGCCGTTGGTCTGCACATTCATCATAGGACAAATCATACCTGAGCCTCCGTTCTCTGCGAAGTCAGGGTTCTTGAAAGTAGCACTGTAGGTAGCCTCAGCTCCACTGACACTCCCCGTATCTCCTAAGGGAGGGAACTTTATTTTATCGAAACTCGCAGAAGGTCTTGCGCCGGAAGTAGCCGCCGCATTCAGATTAACAAGAGGATTAGTCCCATACACTACCCTGTTGGCTTGTGATTTAATCACATCTGCCCCAGTCGTATCAGGGTCGTTTGAGAACATCCCCCGATAAGTCCCCCCAGCGCAGTGAATAGTTGAGCGGAAGAAAGGTCGAAGGGGCTTAACATACTCATTAACCGGTTTGAACTGCGGAGTATCAGTGATGTAGAAAGTGTAGGATACAGTCTCGACGATATCTTCTTCAATCTCGATTGAACCACCAGTAATACCTTTTTTATTTATGAAGGCGTTTTGAACTGAAATCTCGCTACCTTTTGGAAGTAAGAGTTCTGTATTTAGTTTATAAGTCCATTGGTTCTCGTCTCCCTCTTGGTTGATGCAGTTTGCTTTGTTTGAGTCTATGTAGATTGTATTAGACATTATTATATTAAAGAAACATTATTTTTTTTGATTTGGAGCAAACTTGTCAGTCTATAGATTACCTACTCAATAGACAGACAAGTCCGCTCTACCAAAGGACTCTGTATGCGTGATAAGAAGCTTTGCTCGGGTCTCGGTATGCAGGTTTCCCTGACTTATCCAGTATCCCCTTGTGTCTGTCCCTGTAGTTCTTCCGGCGTTTAGGGTCGTTGTGGTCTTTACTCTTCCATATCCCAGTCTTGTCCTTAAAGTGTCCGTAGTCTGTGTGTCCAAAGTGGATAGTCTTTCCTCCAACCTTTGTCATCAGTTTCTTCTTAGGTCGGGTTGATTTTTCGTAGGTATATGAGCCGACTTTCTTTCCCATTCTTTAAATAGTCCAAAGAAAATAAATAGTTTTATTATCCAGTTGGTTGCCATAGCAACGGTGTGTTATTGTTATGATTAGTAGTAATCATAACCATAAATAAAAAATTAAAAATAAAATTAATAAGAGACTACTACATTAGTTCCTTGAGGAGTGTTAAGAATATTCGCGACTCTTGATACTTCGCAGAAGTAATTTACCTTTATGGTGTGGTCGTCCTGTGGGACATTAACTTTGTGGTCTGAGTGGCACTTGCGCTTATACTTCCACACGATTGGGTAGTTTCCAATCATCCTTCCAGCACCAACTACACCGGGTAATCCGTTCCTGAGAGAAAGCCCTAAAGGTTTCATAGCACCCATAATCCCGTCTTCTAACTGGGCTAATTTACTTTGAGTAGTATTATCGTCTATGCAATACATAGGTCTTACTACCTTCAAGTCGCTTCCGAGAACTGCTGACAACTCGTTGTATTGAGAGATAGGATTGAATACGAAGTGGTCGAACTCGTCCTTTCCATCTACATTACAGTTATACTCTTCCTGACCGTAGCCGATACAGGCTTGCGCTCCGAGAACTTGGTTTCCCTTTGAGCTGTTGGCTGGTGTGCTTCCGGCACTGAGGTTGAATGAATCCACACTCAAGTTGTCCTTCCACATAATAATATTATGAACTTCTCTGTTGTTCTGTCCAATTCGGTGTTCGACTTCCTGAACAACTCCGTTGCTTCCTTGAGGTAAGTTCTTTTCCACATTAACCACATCGTAGAACTCAAGTCGGTATCCTCCTTCTTTCTGTGTCTGAGCAAGTAGTTCGTTCTGAGTGTCTGTTGGGACTACTATATAATCGACTACAAGCCTTACATTGTTGGGGATTACATCCGTTGGGTCAGCGATACAGTTGGTGGTCGCATTGTATCCAAGATTACCGTTCTTGGTATTCACGCAGTATTTCTCGCTTGTATTAAACTCGAAAGTAAGCAAGATTCGTTGTTTATCAAATACGAAGAGAGGTATTCTTTGTCCTTTGAGGGCGGGGATTAGCATACCGAGTGTGATTCCATACTGGTGGTTGTTAGCAACATCGTTGTTGATGTTTAGTGAGTTAGGGAGAATCCCTGTGGAAGTGCCGTCAGCCTTTCCGAAATTAACCCCACTCTTACCGTTGTCATAGACATATGCTCCGGTAGTTGCGTTGCAAGTTTGGGCGTAAGAAAGTTCTACATTACCTTCTCCAGCTAAGTCGGTCGAAGCTCTCGCAACATTGGTGAAGAAAGAGTTTCCTAAATAGTGTCCTAAATAACCGTTTCTCATACTCTCAGGCATATTCATATTCTTGAGTGTTGAGTATTTATACACATCCTGAACATCGTTAATGATATTATCTCCGACTTGGAAAATAACTCTTTTAATTCCACCTAAAACTCCGTTGTATGGATTCACACGGCAGACTCCGTCTTGAGCTGCGCCGACAGACTGAAGCTTAAAGGTAAGCATTGAGTTAGTATCTAAGTATCCGGCTTGGTCTAATCTGAATGTGTATTTATAAGTGGAGGAAGTAATTGGTTCTAAGTATTCAGTTCGAATATCGACAGAATTGGGCTGGAGAGGTTCGCTGTAGTTTTGGAGACTGGCAAGTTGAGACATTGTATAGAATATAAAAAGAAAAAAAAACTTCTATTTTTATTTAGTTGTTTTTATGAATATTTTTTCTATATCCACTTTTTTTGGTTTTTTAATTAATTTTTTACTTTCCTTTGTATCAAGCATTCTAAATATCTGATTCTTTACTTCCTGTTTAGTCGAAATAGGTATTATTATTTTCTTAACCATATGATATTTAGTCATATTTTTTTTTTAAAAATATAAAAAGGCGTTGCTATGACAACCCCGCAATTGTATCTATATTACCCTTGTAGTCTGCTGGGGGTGTGATAGTGATATTAACCACACTCTTGGTTATCTCTGTAGAAGGAGTATCTGTAGCCATATCTCTGATTTCTACCCCGAGCTGATTAGTGGAAAGTGGTTGGTTATACATATTAGATACTCTTGGATTAGTTGGTTCATAGACTGTCGAGACTTCGGTTAAGTCTCTTCCGCTGAAGTTTCCTGCAGTGATGTTCGAGAAGGGTGCAGGGATGTTGGCAACTATCGGCTTCGCGAAACCTCCGCTTCTGACCTTGTCGTTGTTCTTAAAGTTCTTAATGGGTAATCCCTCTAAATAGATTGAGTATCCCTTTTCCTTCCAGTTCAAGTTTAGGTTATCTGTCTTGACTAATCGTGAGTCATTGGCGTTCCCGCCGTTTGGGAAGAAGGTGTTGGTCTGTGGTTCATCGTCTTCTTCGAAAGTATCTACATCCCCATCGTATTCAAGAGTAGTAGGGATATTCAAGGCTGAGGCTAATTCCGGTGAGTCTGTATGAATGTTGTATCTCTGTATGATAGTATCTCCGTCGGATACAGTCCCTCCATCCACAGAGTCGATGAGGGCAAGGTCTATTCCCTCGTTTTGAGTATCACTGGCGAAAAACACATTAAAAGGTAATTGGGCTGAAACTCTCCGTGCGATGATACTGGCACTCGGAGAACCGGCGGTAGGTAGCTGGGCAGTCTGTTGAGTTAAGAAGAAGGTAGGTGAGAAGTATGCTCTGACATCGTCCAAGCCGAGAGAAACAGAGTCGAACAGGATTGCCCCGAGATTAGTGCTATGGTCGATTGGTAAGTTGGGGTCGCTGACTTGAGCCGGGTTTAAGACTCTGTAATAAACTCTGTCTCGTCTTCTTCCTCCGAGTGTATCTTCTTCAACACTTAATCTGTCTTCAACTCTATAGTAGAACTGGACTGAGAATCTAAATCCATCCACCGAGTCATCGAAGTCGATTCCATTTTGACCATCTACAAGTTTAATATTCTTAACTGTAAGCATATGATTAATCGGCTCATTGGAGTTTCTCCAAGAACCTACAGCGTTAAGTTTAGTAGTTGCGTCAGAGGATACTACTTTAGATGCGACCTTAACTCTTAAGAAAACACTATTCGACGACCCACTCGAACAGTCTAAAGTCAGTGTGAGGAAACCAGCTATATCGTCCTTTGCCGGAGTCTGAACTATGGTCTGAAGGTGTGTCCCGTTCGTCCTGTTTGTGTCGTCCAAAGGGAAAGCCCCGTCAGACCCCATAAACCCATCATTAACCTCGTTGGAAGAGAACCCCATAACAACTCGGGAAGTCGTGCCCAGCATCGCAGTGATATCGTTAATAGTAGTTGCATCCACGATAGAAAGCTGATTGGTTGGTGTATCGTCATCATAGTTAGCAAAGTTGGACTTAAAGGAACACATAGAGTATGAGGTGAAGGTCTTGCCTCGAGCGTTAGAAGTTGAAGAATCAGTCTTGTTGTAGGAGCAGACTGCCCCTCCACTTGTGAGCTGAGCCGAGTTCAAGTGGTTGTCCCCTTCGACGAAGTCATCGACAGTGTGGTTCTTCTTCATAAAACCCATCGTGAAGTTAGCTTCAGTATTATTAGGATTCTTTAGTTTATCTAAAGTAATCGCTTGGTATATCTCTTTTAGGTTAGGGGCTTCCGAGTTAATTTTTTGCTTAATCTGATTAGCGATACGAACAAAGAGCCTATCATAAGTGTAGATTCCGGCAGGAATATCTAAAACAAAAGAAACATCGTTGTAAGTAATTCCATCACTTTGGAACTTGGGTAAGTTGTCTGAATAGACTGACTCATAGCCTCTCGCAAGTCTGTTGCCAGTCCAAGAAGTGAATACGACCTGTGAATCATCAAAGACTCGAATATCCCCACTTCTACTGAGAGTAGCAGAGTTTAGTTGCACGGTGGAGTTTTTAGGAATGATTATATCCTCCTTAAATCTGATAGTGTATTTGTTGCCGTTGTTTGCTGGGGAAATTAAATTAACATTCATTTATATATTATCAATATATTTTTTTATAATTGTTTTATTCTGCGAAGCATTGGAGCGGACTTGTCCGTCTATCAAGTAGGTAATCAATAGACAAGCAGGTTTGCTCTATTTTCCTCCAAAGGTTTCCTTGTGTAGCTTTTCCAAGCCCTTCATAGACTTAATTGGGGTCATTCTCTTCATAACTGCACTGTTCATCCGAGCCTTTTGGGACTTATCGTGTGGGTTCTTTTCGTAGTGTTTAGCAAGTAATTTTTTTTCTTTATCAGTCATTTTTCTAAATCCTCTGATGGACTTTTCGGCAGACCCGCTTGGGTCGTCTTTAGCCTTTCTCTTGGCAACGGCGGGGGTTTTCTTGGGTGCTTTACTATTTCCATACATATTATAATAATATCTAAGAAAATAATAGTAATGAAAATATTCGGTTCGTGTTTTAACGGAAACACTTGTATATGTAATAATAGAAAGGTAATCAAAGAACAAGAAGAGAAGATAGCAGAGCAAGTCGAACTGATGAAAGTATTAGAAAGAACTATCAAAAGGTTAGAACACTTTGAGAGTTTTTTAGAAAAAAGTATTAGAAAAAAGAAAAGAATTATTCACGAAAGTGAAATGCTTTAGACAAGAGTTCCAACTACATTGGACTTGACCCCTGCTTGAGCTATGGAAGTAGTATCGATTCCACTTCGTCCGGCAGTCGCGGTGGGTGAGTCTTCGATTGCATCTTGTTGAGCATCTAACTTCTTCTTTGCGAACAAGTCGTGAAAGAAACTACCTAAACCTATTCCAGCACCGATTATCTCTCCGACGGGTCCGAGAAAGTCTGCGACAGCGCCAGCGGTTTCGAGACCCGCCGATACACCTTCAGAGACACCTTGTGCTACTTTGGGTAAGACCTTCTCTGTTAAATCAGTAGCTCCGCTTAAGAGACTATCTGTAGCACTATTCTCTGCGTCTCCGCCCAAGTTGGCTTTAACTCCGTTGGCTACATCTGATAGATTATTCTTGGCAGCGTCGGATATAGCCTCAGCTCCGTTCGAGCCGGCACTGGGTTCGCCGACTGGTGCTGGGGCATCCGCCTCAGATGGGGCTGGATTTGGGGCTTGGTGTCCTTCAGGTGCGACAGCATCTTGTAAGTAAGACTGCCCTTCTGTTTGGGGTCTCTCTCCTACTTCCTCAGGTTCATCTAAAGAAGCTTTATTTTCTTGGTTAGCCGCCGGAGGCTGTTGAGCTGGGGCTTGTGGTTCTGCGGGGGCTTCTTTCGGCTCGGCTGCTGGGTCAGGTTGGTTTGGGTCTTTCTCATCCTTAACTTGGTTATTAGCACCTGTCTTGTCATCAGTGTCTGCAACTCTGTCTTCCAAGTCTTGCTGGTTTGCGTCTTTAGTGTTATTATCGACTGGCTTATCACTCTCCTGACCGTTGGCTACATTGTTATGTGAATCACCAGCACCTTCCTTATCTTCTCCGATATTCTCAGAGTCGGGATTTCCCTGAACTTTATTTTTTAGTTCTGTAGCCTTATCTTGAAGGTTTTGGAAACCTGACTTTACTTTAAGGTAAGAGCGTCTTGCTCCGTGAATACCTGCGCCGATTCCGGTGGTGAAACCAGCTACATCGTTTAACTGTTTCTCGTGGTAGTCGTATCTACTCTGAAGGTCTTGAGCCTTCGAGTTCAACTGTTCTTGTTCTATTGATTTAGTGTGTTCCTGTATCTGTTCTTGAGCTTGCTGAAATTGGGATAGCGAATCGAAATAAGACATATATTATTTATTAACATTATTTTTTTCCGTATTTTCTACATTGTCTGATTCAATTGGGGACTTGGCTGAACTCCGGTCAAACTGGAAGCCCTCCGTATCACCCCAAAGGAGTTCATCGTGGTTTCTTCTTGCTTCCATATGTTCGATAGAAAGGTAGAGAAAGTCATACTTTTCTTTCCGACTTGCGTTGTAGATATCCATAAACCCCTTGTCGTCCCGACCGAAAATCGAAAGGGCTTCTCCCATCTTCTTTACTTCACTCTGTGGGAAGTGTCCCATAATGTAATACCCACTACAGTTGTTTCTCGCGATTGGGGACAAGTGTTTGAAATACTGAACTGCAATCGCGATGGCTAACTTACCTTCAAACTCTCCGTTCCCGATGTGTCGGTAAGTAGTGATTATCTGAGTAAGCAAATCTACTTTCCCAGCTCTCTTGAATGACTGGGAACTATTAATAATATCATCAAAAATAATTAAGAACCTTCCGTCCCCTTCGTCAGCCTTTATGATATCGAGTATCTCTTGTAGTAAGTCATCACTGTAGTCAGTGAAGACGAAGTCAAAGTCTTCGAGCATATACTTGTTAATCGCATCGTTATGAGCGGTAGAACTAATGAGTATCTTGGTCTTGTAGTCTTTTCCAAAGAACCTTTCTGAAAGATAAAGGTTATTCATCAAAAGGCTTTTTCCGGCTTTTACTCTGCCCACGATGAGGTGTAGATGGACTGGGTTGTTAAGGGGGTAGTTGTTCCCATCTCCCCCATTATTCAGCTTATCGTCGTCTATCTTAATTGGGTAGATTGTTAAGTCTTTGCTGGGTTTAGACATATCTATTTAAAATATACCAAGATAATATATAATGCCTAATTACTTAGACTCGGAGAGATTCGACCACTTAGAAGAAATTACCTTTAGTAGGTTCGAGAGATTGAATACAATGCTTAAAAGAATCTATACCATACTGGATGTGATACTCTCACTAATTAGGGATATATTAAAAAAGGTTTGTTCTTAGTTGAGGCAGCGGTGGAGCGGACTTGTCCGGCTATCAATTACCTACTTAATAGACAGACAAGTTTGCTCTATTATTCAGAATGACTCATCCTCATCATCTGTTGGAGAAAGGATATAAGGCTTCATTACTTGTTTAGCATATGACTTCAGTTTCTCGTCGTCGTGTAGTGTATCCTCGTCGATTCCGTCCAAAGCCTCTTCAATCTCTTTGTATTCTTTTACCGACTTTGCATTTTCTAAGCACTTCAGTTTTAGAGTGTGGAATAGTTTTTCTCTGTGTTCTCTTTTTGCTGTTTGTTGCTTTTCTTTTTTCTCTAACTTTGCTAATATCTGTTGCTGTTTTTCTTTGTTTATTTCTTTGAGTGTTTTTCTTTTAGTCTTGAGATTATTTTTTTTCTCTTTCTGATGTTCTTTAGCACCCTTGTCTGATACTTTAGTATCTGTCTTCACTTTCTTTAGTTTCTCAGCTTCTCTCTTAAGTCGCATCTTCTCACGACCTTTGGCAAGGTTCTCTAACTGCTTCTCTGTTAATTTACGCTTGGGTTTCTTTTCTACTACTTTATCTATCTCTTTATCGAAAATATCTTCTGTCGGCATCTGTATATATTTATTAAAGATTTTATTTTTTATATTTGTCCCACACACTTTTATCTACCTTTCGCGCATTCCCACCCATAATCACACTGGCGAGCCTCGCCAACGCCCAGCTCTGAGCGGTTTGGTTGGGTCTCGACCCACTCGAATAGTATGCACCTCTGCCCTTTGCTAATATCTTGTCTATCCCAGCCCGGCTGATAATATTTTTACTAACAAAAGAAAGATTACTAATTTTTTTTCCATATTTTTTTTCGAACTTCTCTGCGTGAGAGCTACGCTGGGACTTGAAGGATTCGACTTTGGGTCGAGCCTTGCCTTCGAGAATGGACTTCTCCTGCTTTTTTTTATCTGACTTGGTTAAACCTTTTGGAACATACCTTTTTGGGACTTTCCTTTCTTTTTTAGTGCCTTTACCTATCGTAGTTTTTTCAACCATATATATTTTTAATTAGAAAAAAAAAATAGATTTGTCAGCAATTTCGCTACTTTGGGGTTAGCGTTGTATAGGAAAGGTAGGGGAAAATCATTTTTACCTACCTCTGTTCAGTCAAAGTCAGCATATTTTTTTGGGTATGGCAAAATCGACCTCAGGTATTATATAGAGTAGATGTGCTCCGCCGACCATACCGTGCCGAGAATTAGTCCCCCTTCCCCGCCCGCAATAAAACAAGAAAAAAGTGATTTAAAATCTTCTCACGCTATATCATCAGATATGAGTAATGTGAGAACAACCACACTCTATGGAAAGACCTTCTATCACACTTCGGTCAGTGAGAAGACACTTCTTGCTAAAGGTGAGAAGTATAATCCACCGTCCAAAGAAGCTTTCAAGCATCGCAAGGATGGAGAGTTCGTGATTGAGGCACAGTCTCTGTCTTCAAACAAGAGAGCGCTGTATCGATACTACGGGTGTCTTACACTCGCAGAGATACGAGCGTTGGCTTGGGGACAGGACAAACACTTTCTTGAGGTCATTGGTGAGACCGAGCCAAGAAAGTTATACTTTGATATCGATTACTATGTAGAGTCTAACGACTTGACTGATACTATACTTTCGAGTGTCAAAGATTTACTATTCGAGATAGACTTGGGTGTCCCGATTGAAGAGAGCGACCTTGCAGTCTGTTCCGGTCAGGGTCTGACTAAAGATGGACAGGTGAAGAAGTCCATTCATATCGTGGTGAATAATATTCACTTCAAGGACTTTGCGGATATGAAGAAAGCCGTTGGATATATCAAACGGCAGGTGTATTCAAACGATAAATACAGAGTTCTTCGCAAGGGCGAGAACGCTAAAGAGATACTTGACTTCGCAGTGTATAAGTCTCAACAGGTATTCAAGTTGCCTTTTCAGACTAAAGCAAAGTCTAATACAACCATTACACAAGTTCCGGAAGGAGCTTGTCGGTTGGAAGACTTCTTACTATCTCACTCATATGGGGCAGGTAGGATGTATCAAGTTTCACACTTACCTGCGCCGGAGCAGAAGATTCAAAAGATTACTTGTCCGTCTGCGAAGGGCAAGCGAATCGAAGTCAATTGGGAAGAGGGTATGATACTGCAGTCTTTGAGAGACAAGATTGGTGAGGACTTCAAGTCCCCGATGTCTCAAGAAAAGAAGCCGATGGGTAATGGTATGGACTCTCTTAAATACTATGTGAAGAGTGTTCCTAATCCTACTGCGGAGTGTTCTTGCGGACAGGGTTGTGGTCGCAAGGTCAAGTCTGCGATGGGATACTGTCTCTCTCGTATCACAGAGAACAGCGATGAAGGGTTCGAGATTTACTGGGACTGGTTGAATACCAGTAATCTAAGCAAAGAGAAAGAGAAGGCTTTGTGGCTCAAGAACCGAACAGACTATGGTTTCAAGTGGGGTCTTCTTTACAAGTTGGCTCTGATGTATAACCCTCGTATCGGGGGTGGATACAACGATATACTCGACCAGCTATTCAACGATAAAGAGACTTTCCCAGTTCAGTCTCAGGTCATCAATAGCAAGTATATCGAACACGAACACTTCAGTCTTGAGAAGTGCCTCGACAAGAATAAGGTAGTCTTCATCAAGTCTCCTATGGGGACAGGCAAGTCTTACTCGTTCAAGCAGATATTCGAGGGCAACAGATACAAGAGTGTTTGCTACTTGTCGTGCAAGAGAGCTTTTGCTTCTTCTATGAGTTCAGAGTTCGGAGAGTATGGGTTCGTGAATTATGATGAAGTCTCACCAAGAGAGAACATCAAGGACAAGAGTAGGATTATCTGTTCGGTCGAGTCCGCACACTATCTAAGGAATGCTTATGACTTGGTGGTGATTGACGAGAGTGAGAGTATCTGTGATAATCTTACCGGTGGTATGATTCAGAAGAACAACCCTGTCGGTAATATTACTGCTATGCACTCTGTTATTAAATACTCTTCGAAGGTGGTTGTTATGGACGCTTACTTGACGACTCGCTCATTCGATATGATACGGATGATTACAGAAAAAAAAAGAGAAGACTGTTTCTACTTAAAGAACGAGTTTCAGTTTGAGCCACGCTTTGCTACTATGTTCAACGGAAAGGGATGCAAACAGCAGTTCAACGCGAGACTAAAGAAACAGCTTCAAGACGGTAGGCGGTGTGTGGTCGTGATGGGTGGAAAGACTCACAGTGAGGCGATTGAAGAGATGCTGAAGACAGAGGGTATATCATACATACTTCACAACTCTAACGAGAAGAACAAGTTGCCCCCGAATGCGGATGTGGATACTCTGTGGTCGGGTGTTCAGTGTCTTATCTATACTCCTACGATTACTGCCGGTATATCCTACACTAATCCTAATTGGATATTCGACGACCTATTTATCTACTGTGTGAATAAGGGGTCTTGTCATATCCGAGATACTATCCAAGCCCATCGTCGAGTTCGAAACTTTGCTTCCAAGAATGTGTATGTCTGTGTGAATGACTTGTGGCGGGGACACGAGAGTTCATCGATGCCGATGGTCAAGAGTGAGTGTGAAGAATACTACTCTCACTTCAAGCAACTACTTTACGGCGATGATGTGAATTGTTTGAAGTCAGAGCCTGAGACAGCGTGGGTGTATCCTATCTTCATTCATAATAAAATCGAAGTCAATATATCACGGATACTCTGCAAGAAATTACTTGAGAGATACTTGAAGTGTGAGAATATCCGGCTGATTGAATCAGAGTCTGAAGATGCCTTAGACTTGGCTGGTATTGAGACAGTCTTTGTTTATGAAGACATCCAGCGTCTTTCGATGGAGGAGTTCCAAGAGTTGGATGAGAGAGTCCAAGATACTTCTTCTGACAAGGAGTTCCTATCGGATGAAGAGTGGGGTAAGTATATCAAGATGAAGTTTGGATTGGAACACATCAACCCCAGTTCCTCACCTGAGACCTTGCGGAAGTTCTTCGATAACTATTACTCTAATCCACAGATGAGAAGAAACTTCAGGAACATCAGAGAGTTTATGAAGAATTGGGAAGACACTAAACAGGCTTGGGATACATTCGACAAGACTGAACTATTCACACGAGACGAAGAGAAGCCAATGGAACTTCGGTCATCAAACTTGAAGCTGAGCCAACTGATTAGCAAGTTCTTTATTCAAACTAAATTACTTGCTGATGGTGAGCCAATCTATCAGTGTGTTAATCGTGAGTTTTGGTTGGACGAACTCGGTAAGCCTGAGATGAAAGAGTGGTGCAACGATATCAACCTTGTTCCCTCTATCAACAACTTACTATCCAATCATAAGATTCGACCTGCTAACAAGATTAAGGATACTCCAAAGGGTATAAAGGCAATCTTCGAGAATATGATTAAAGACCTGTGGGGTATGGAGTTGGAGTCGAGTGATAAACAAGTCTATGTAGAGAAAGACGGCAAGAAGAAGAAGACTCGTAAGACAAAGTGTAAGCTGGTGATGATGCCTCAGGGTGCAGTCGAACAGGACGAAGAGAACCCTAATCCTGAGAAGAACGGAGCTGAGGATATCAAGAACGGTGTGAATAGACAAGACCCAGTATTCCATCCATTCAATGTGTTCCGGAATGCATTCACTGAGTTTGGTGAGAAGATTACTAATCTCGAATACTACACAGACTACGAGCAGACCTATGGGGATATGGATGAAGACCCTATCGAGCCGGGCAAGAGTATCATAGGCACTCTGTTGGACGATACTGACGATGAAGAAGAGACCTCTTGGCAATACCAACCGACAGATTGGGGTAAGAACAAGGCTAAAGTAGATGATAGGAAGATAGGGATGTTTGCACAGAAGAACAGGTGTAAGGGATGTGGTAAGGAGACTCTAAATACACACTGTATCCAATGCCTAATCAAGCAAAACGCCAAGTAGATTTTAATTCAGATTCTTTCTTATAACAATAAAAGACTTAACACGAACTGACAAAGAAATTAGAGCGAACCTGCGCGTCAATTGAGTAGGAATTAGATAGACGGACAAGTCCGCTCCGTCTC